TACTCAAAAGGAGAATGGAAGTCATATCCCTCAGTAATAGAATACTGACAACCGGGATAGACACGTTTCATTTCATCAAGAGCTTCAGATCTCTGAAACACTTCTTTGGGGAATTTGCGAGAGATAATCTTTTTCTCATAGTTACTGCGGCCGGCGTCATGGTTCCCCATAATAAGCACCTTGTAACCACGCAGTTTAGCGCACATGGCCGGATCGCCGCAGTCTCCCAAGATAATTAGAACGTCTTTTTTACCAACTTTGCTATTGATAAGTTTAATCTGTTCTTCATCAGACGGACGACCAGGAGTTCCCGCAGCAAGCTCCTCATCACCGAAATGGGGGTCAGAATACACCCAGATTGCTTGTTTATTTGCCCATTTCTCATTAAACAGAGAATATAATCCAGAAATCATTACCATTCCTCCTTCTTAGAAAGATCAATCGCATCAGCGGCCTTGAAGATATGTTCATCAAAACTATCCAAATCTAACAATACTGTATAACCGGTATACCAGCTTGCACAGTCTAAATCAACTTTGTGGTCTTGCGCATACCACCAAGCTCCGCCATCCCAATCGGGAATTTCATCGTCCCAACTATTTCGCTTTAATAAGTAAGGAATGGGAGTATGACCATGCACGCAGATTTCTTTATCATCAAAAATAGGTTCCTTAGAGTGCCAATGGCATCTATCCCAAAGTAGGTCATCATAATTAGGGATAGCGCCGCCCTGCATTGGATTAAAACCAGCGTGGCAAAGATGAATAGTGATTCCCTGTTCATTTACATATTTCTCATAGGTTGGCAGTTTCTTGAGATAACTCCACCAGCCAGTTTTCATCGGCTCTAAAAGCCAGTTAAGAAAAGTTTCTCCACCACCATTCTGAGAAAGTAGAGCGAAATTCTTTCCACATACTCCAAGCCCTTCTCTTCGAACTTCATCGTTCATTGCTTGTACAAGCATATCTTCGTGATTGCCTTTGAGATAGATGAAACGACTATCTTGAGCGACCCTTTTAATAGTTTCCCAAGGATCTGGACCTCTATCTCCTGCATCACCGAGAAAATAAACTTTATCATCTGATTTGAGGAAGCTCTGAATCTGTTCTAATAAATCTAAACGACCATGTAAATCCGAGCACGCATATGTGGCCATATTATTCCTTAACCTCCTTTAATTCTTTTTTAACAAGCTCTATTGCTTGCCGTAAATCTCCAATTAAACAAATTGGAATTTCCCACTCATTGGCTTCAGCCCACTCTAAATCCATAGAGAGATTTGCCAACAAAGAAAGTAATCCAAGTTTTGTCATTTATTTTCTCTCCTTAATTTAATTTTAGCAGTTCAAACAGATAACACCAATCTTTAATATATTTAGGGTGAAATTCTGTGTATTCTTCGCCAGCGGCTTCAATAAAATGGAGATGCCCATCTTGCCAAGTCTCCACTGAGACAACATAAGCCTCTGGGCAATCCTGTTCTTGAATTGCCTCTTCACTGAGCCGAATAAATACTCTACTTTCGGGAACGGGAAAATCACCATTTTTGAAACTATAAAAAATATTCTTCATACTTTTCTCCCCTTTCTTTATACATATATTATATAATATATATTTATAAAAATAAAGAGACTCTTACCAGCTAGGTAAGAGTCTCTTAGATTTAGTTTTTAATCCTTAAAATGAGAAGTAAGCCGCAAGAATATTAAAGCAAGATTCCCTGCTATGAAACCGGTAAGATAGACGGCTGAAGGAGGAACTATTTGTCCCAGAATAGAGCCAGCAACAGTAGTAATCAGCCACAAACCGTAGAAGATAATTTTCATACCTCGTCCTGTGCCTCCTTAATGAGAAATTTTTTATCTGTTAATAATTCTAATGTAAGTTTATTCTTATACTCGTAAGGGATACGGTACAATCGAATATTATGAGACAAGCAGTATTGATTCTTCTGCTTATCTCTCTGTTGTGCCGCCTCAAATTTTTCTTTTGTCTATCCCCAATTATTTGTGTATTCAAAATGCTGTTTGCCATCAAACTCAATTAAATAGCTGAGTACATTATTTTCAAAAATAGCAAAATCAAATCGTAATTTTGGAAGGTCTGAAAAATTATATTCTGTTGCATAAGAAATAGATGCAGCATCTAGAATTTCTCTAATTTTCTATTCGCCAAGAGATTTTGTACATCCACAGCTTTTCGTAATTCCTTGCTTTAATGCGGTCCCAGCTACAATAGTAGTTCTTCCACACTCACATTGGCATTCCCATTTCATATGGGATTCTCCAATTTCAGAAACTCTTTTAAGCACTGTTAATTTTCCAAATACCTATCCTGTTAAATCTTTAGTTCTTGTTTGACTTAATATTTTTTTATGATAACATCCGCAACTCACTACTTTTCCAGTTTTTAGATTTGTGCCGAGTATTTCTTTCTCATTGCCACAATCGCATTTACATAACCAACTAGAATGACCTTTTTTAGAAGGCCTTTTTTCAACTACTGTCAGCATTCCAAAACGTTGACCTATTAAATTATCAGATTTCATAGCTTTCACCTCATACTATATTGTTGTCAATATAGTATGAGGTTTGATATAGCTATATTAACTATTGCTGTCCAAAATTTCTTCTTGTGCTTCCTCCATGTCGGGAATAGTGCTATTTTCCTTGATAATTCCCTCGATAATCTTAAATTCATACGTTTTTGACTTATATGCTTTCCATCCAGTGGCTCGATTAAGGATACGCACAACGACGCCTTCTTTGATATGGGTCTTACCAATAGGGTCATGCAAATCTTCAAAATATTTATTGATACGATTGATTAAATCTTCTGTTGTAGTAAAAACAAAAGTGTCAATATAAGGGACATGATTTACTCCTGCTTTATTACACCACTCGATAATTTCCTCTGGAGAATAATCATGACCATCTTTTTCAATACGATAGACATAAAGTTTAGACTCTCCAGGCTTGCATCCATAATTGAAGATAGATCGTTTCCCAAATTCTTTTACAAAAGCCTTATCGTTCACCTTAGTATTATCACCAATAGGCATAATAGTATCGGTTTCATTAGGCCCATAGTACCCAACAATTTCTCCGAATACTTCCATACCCTCTTCTACGTAAGGTCCAATTTCCTTGTGATGTTTCATACGGAACTCATCTGTTCCATAATATCCAATGGAATTAGGAGTAATAACCGTACGGCGAGTTCCACAAATATAAACCGGCTTAGTTTTAGCTTTCAAATGAAAGAGCTTACGGAAGAAGCCTCGTGGCATTTGTGCTACCGTCCGCATATGTCGACTTGAGGTGCCATGCATCTTAAGGGAAAGATTAACAATATCGCCGGGGCGGAACTTATCCAGATTGTATGCAAGCTGCTCGGTGTCAGTATGCATCGCAAACTCAGGATAAGTGACACCCTCTGCCTTGCGGCCTTTGTAGGAAGTTTTAGGAGTGTTCTGCGCTGCCTTACGCTTGGGGATGTACTTACGGCAGAACTCTTTCTCATTGATAGTATTTACCTTGTCGCCATCTTTCCAGTGCTGATCACCAAAAGTTGCGTAGACACGATCAAGAGAAATGACAATACCAGAACTCTCGTTGCCACGGAGCTTGATAGCCCGCACATGACCATTATTCTCCAGATAACCACCCTGCTCAGTGCCATCCTCATTCTTGCGGAACAGGGTAAACTTATCACCGAACCAACGATCGACTTGACCGTCGGTCGGCAGGTACAGAACCAGATCGCCGGTTTTCATATCGGGGCCGATGATAACGCCCTCATTAAAGCAGTCTGCCAGATACAGACGATCAGAGTTTTCGTCCTTGCGGCAGTTCTGCAACTTAGTCACCAAACCAAAATATGCCATATCTTACTCCTCCTCTTCATTCACATCGTAGCCTTGACGAACCATGACTGCTACAGCTTTATAAACCATGCGGCCGAGGTTCTTAGA